ATTCCCGCCCACCTAGACCCTCGAACGCCTTAGCCGTTACGCCGACCTTGGGGGCGATGTTCTCAAAGAAGTCGGCCATCGGCCCGCCACCCGTCTGGGCGAAGTCACCGATACGGTCCCGAACATCCTTGAAAATGTCGCCCAGCTTGTCGAACTCGACGCCGACCATCCGTGCGCCGTAGGCTTGGCGCTGGAAGTCCTCGAAACTTTCGCCCGCGACCTGTGCCGCGTTGCCCATTTCCTTCGACTTCTGTGCAAGGTCGCCAAACACCTTGTTGATGCCCGCGATGGCCGTCCCGATGCCCGCCGCGCCAATGGCAATCGACTTGCTGAAGTCGGAGAACTTGCCGCGCATCCGGTTCATACGCTTTTCGGACTTGGTTGCACCCTTCTCGAAGGCCGCAGTTTCTAAGCTCAAATTGACCGCGAGCCTCGCGATCACATCACCTAGCGCCATGTGCGGCCCCCTATTCTTCGGATTGGTTCGCCGCGATGTTGTCGAACATCGCGATCAGCTTGCGGGCGTCTTCGTCCCACTGCTGCTGCTGGCTTTTCGGTGGCTGGAGATATTCCCCCAGCGACTTGATATTCTTGGTCCGGGCAAAGTATTCTGAATGCCACCCGGTCATCACGGCGAGGTCGCCCGCCGCCTTCATTCGTGCGCTGACGATCAGCGCAAAGGTGCGGGGGGTTGCCCGCCAGAATGCGTCAGGCTCTAGTCCTGCTTCGCACCACTGCGACCAGAGGCTTTCCCAGCCCGCTTCTTCGCGGGCGCTTTTGCGTTTCCCGACTTGTCCTCATCGGGGAATGCCGCTTCGCTCGCCTTGGCCAGTGCTTCAGCCACGATGTCGCCATCCACGCGCAGGATCTCCAGCGCCTCGCCGCGCGTCATGTCGTGATTGCGCGACACGGCACCCTGCAACAGCGCAGCCGTCGCACCCATGAAACCCCCCGCAGCTTCGCCCATCAGCTTTGCCAGCGGCTTGCCGTAGATGCCTTCCGCTTCGACAAGGGCTTCCATGTCGAGAACGAGAGTGAACTCCCGCCCGTCGCTAAGGACGAGCGGGGTTTCGCCTTTGATTGCGTTCGCCATTATGCCGGAGCCAAATAGGCGGCAGTAGTCAGAGGGCCGGACAGCTTCACGCGCAGTGAGGCCTCCATCTTCTCACCGGGCTGAATCGTGCCGCGATTGTAACCGGCAAAGCTAAAGGTGCCGCTGTAGGTCTTCACCGGAGTGCCGCCAATAGGGACGTTGAAGTGGGCGTAACGCTTCCCGCGCGCCGCTTCCCAATCATCAAGCATCTCGTCGGTGTCCGAACCGGGGCGGAAGTTAAAAGGTATCTCGACCTCGCCACCTTCGGCAAGCGCGTCGATAAACTCGCGAAACTGGTTCGGGCTCTTCAGGTGAGTGGTCTCCACCTGCTCCACCGTTACTTCAGGGATCTGGAAGTTGAGAACCTGGACAAGCTCCACCGCGTTCCCCGCAGTTTCATCGGTGCTCAGCCAGAACTCGCCGCCCCAGCCGGTGCTAGGTTCTTGCGTTTCAGCCATTGTGTTACTCCGTGGACCTTATGCCAGTGAATGCTCGGCCAGCAGGTCAAGACTGAGCCGATGCACAAATCCGACGCCTTCAACGTCTTCTCCGAGATCGCGCGGGCCTTCCGCCTTCGTGCGACCAAACTTTACTCCCGCGACCGTGGCGGGCTGCGCTACTGCGCTAATGATGCTGTCCGAGATCGACCGCGCTTCAGCATAGGAGCGCGAGAACACATCCACCTGCACGCGGGTGATGCGGCTTTCGTCATATCCCCCAAGGTGCTGTGGGCGCTCGTCGCTGATCGTAGACAGGCGCAGATACGGCATTGCCGCACCCTGCGGGACTTTCGACCAGTAGGCGCGGGTTCCGATGGTGCCCGAAAGAGCGGTGGTCAGGCGCGAAAACAGCGCGCTTTGCAGGTCTGCCATTTACTTCCCCGCCTTCTTTCGTGCGCGTGCGACCGACTTCTTCACCGCGTCCTGAAGCTCTTTCGCTACGTCAGCGATCACCCTGTCAGCTTGGCTATCGGCAGCGGGGCGCATGTATGGCTGCGGCGTCATCTTGACCGTGCCGAACTCCTGCCAAGCGGCGTTGCCGCCCTCAGGCTTGCCGGTGGGGCCGGTCAGCATCGAAACGCCGGTCTGCCGAGCGAACTTGGCCGAACCGCGTTGGCGCTTGGCCCGCTCCTTCTTCGTCGTGATGCTGTCGCGCAGGTCGCCTTCGTCCACCGCGACAAGCGACTTTGCCTTTTCCTCGACGTGCTTCATTGCCTTTTTAAGCCCGCGCTGGACCGCGTTCTTGCCGGTGGTCGTGCGCCCGCTGAACTGCTCCAATTCGATGAGCATGTCTTCTAGGCCCTCAAAGCCCGTTGTCTTGGTGCTGAACTTCATTGCCGCACCCCTTGACTTTTTGCCGAACTTGGCCGCTATTGATTGGCCATGAAAAGAACCGCTCTCGCGATAGTCGCCGCCACCAGTCTTTCCGCCTGCGCTTCCACGCAAACCGTTCTCAGCGAAGCGCCGGAAGAAGTGTTCTTCACGGACAGCAGCCCGAACGAAGTGGCGTTCTGTCTCGCAAACAAGAACAACACCCCCGCGATGGACCGCGACGATGGTTCAAAGGTCGTTCTCATCAAGAACGGTTATGGCGGTGTGTCTCTCGCCTTTACGATATGGCCCGATGGAGAGGGCAGCCGTGTCGAATATCGTCGCGCGTTCGGTACTATTGGCGCTTCATGGAAGCAGTGCGTCGGCGCCTAAGCCCCGCGAACTGCCGTAACTTCCAGCAACCCCCGATCGGGTGCGTCCGGGCTTATTCCCACGATGTCCCACTGCCCTGCGTGCATGATGCGGTCCCTGATCGTCAGGCTTCGCGTTACCGGGTTCGACAGGAACTGGAACGTCGCGGGCTGCGCACCCTGCTCCATTGCCGCCTGTCGGCGCTCGCTCCCCCGCCCGTAGAAGACCGCGGCCCACTCGGTACCGATGTCTCCCCAGGTCTCGACTTCCTCGCCATAGTCGTTCGATGATGTGGTGTAGCGCTGCAAGGTGACCCGCTGATCTCGTCTGCCGATCCGCGCCATGTCAGATCGTCACCGGCCGGAACGGCGCACACAGCGCGGCTACGCCCAGCGGCACTTCACCCGCCATGCCCGATGTCACCACCGCTTCGCGGTTCATGTACAAATGTCCCAGCATCATCTTCACCGCTGACAGCAGCGATGCTGGCGACGCGCCTTCCTCATAGCCGGCGGAAAAGATGACCTCGACCTCGCCTGCCGCGCCCGAGGGCCAGCTATTGCCGACCGCCGGTCGCAGTGCCCCGGCCTCGCTGAACCGGAAGTCGGCAACCGCGCCCTCCACCTGGGCCCCATTCCCGGCCCGCCAGGAGATCGAGGTAATGGCGGTCACCGGCCGCACCGCCAGGTCGACATGTGCGGAGGCCGCCGAGGGCAGGCGTTCCGCCCGCCAGGCAAGGCCGGTCTGGGCGCCCAGCTTCACCCCGCAATAGCGCTCGACATACTCGATCGCAGCATCGCGCAGCGCCGCGATCAACCCGTCCTCGCTGTCATCGACGACCCGCAGATGCGCCTTGCAGGCATCGAGCGACAAGATGCCGTCCCCATACCCTTCCGGCATGGGGACGTGTCCGAGCTCGAACTGCATGGCGATACTGCGCGGTCAGTTCAGTCGCGCGTTGCGGCGAGGTTGTCTGCCACCGCATCTGCCGACGACTTCCCCGGATCGTTGAAATCGATCGCATTGCTTTCTGCAGGCACACCCGAACGCGGATTGGCGTCGACCGCGGGGTGGTCGGCCACCGATTCCTCGGCGATCTCCTTCTCGACCAGCGCACCGCTCGCTGCGGTTTCGGTGGCCGGTGTGAGCTTGTCGCCAGCCTTCTTGGTCACGGTCTTTGCCGCACCCTTTTTCTTGGTAGCCATAGTCATTCCATCCTTTCCGAGGGTTCCCGCCCTTCCACCCCCGCGCCGCAGCGCGAACGAAGAAGAGCGGGACGCATCGCTGCGCCCCGCCTTTGTATCGAAATCAGGAAGCGGCCATCTTGATGGCGCGCATGTATTCCGGGTTCTGTACCCCCCCGCCGACGCGCTTGGTGGTGTAGAAATGCACGAAGGGCTTGTTGGTGTACGGATCCCGCAGGATGCGGATGCCGATGCGATCGATGATAAGGTAGGTCTCACGCATGTTGCCGAACAACACCGGGATCGCGCTTGCTGCAGGATCGGGCATGCCGGACATTTCGACGACGGGGTAGCCGAGCAGGCGCGCCGGCTCGCCCTCGGTGAGGCCAGGCTGCCAGATATAGTTTCCGTCGGTGTCCTTGATCTTGCGGACCATCGCCAGCGTGGTGAGGTTCATGAAGAACTGTGCGCCCATGCGCCGCTCCGAAGGCAGGGCATAGACCGTATCCATGATCTCGTCTTCGTCGATCGCGGCGGCGGCGGCGGCGTCCTTCTTCGCAATTGCGCCGAAGGGATGCTTCGAAGCATTTGCTTCGCCGGCCACATAGGTCAGCACGCCGAACGGCTTGTTGGTGCCGTTGCCGGAAAGGAATGCGATGCCTTCCTGGACCGCGAACTCGTGTTCGACTTCATCGGCAAGCCACTGCTCGACGTTCACCGCGGCATCGTCGAGAAACTGCTGGGTTGCGGCGGGATTGGCGTAGATTTCACCATGGCCGAAGGTGAGTTCGGAAATGCCCGGGGTGGTCGTTTCCGGCCGCGCTGCGGTTTCACCGACCCAGCCCGAACCGATCGTCCGGTCGCTGTAGAGGCGCTTGAAGCCGGCAGTGCTCGTGGTGATGATCTGGGAATGGGTCCGCATGGGCGAAATCTGCCGGAGCGATTGCCCGATCGCTCGATCCCATTCGACCGGCGCCACATAACCGCCCTCGGCGTCCGTTCCGACGCTGAGGGCCGCGCTCACTTCGCCCTTGCGGAAGTGGGCGTTGAAGGCCTGGACGTATTCGGGATCGGTCGGTTGCATGTCACCCGGCGTACCGCCGAGCTTTGCTGCGGCGAGATCCGCCTGCGCCTTCTCGAGCGCCGAGGTGATCTCGTTCATCGAAGCGTCGATCTTCTCGATTTTCTCGGTGAGGATGACGTCGTCGACCTTCGCCTTCAGGTTCTCGTCGTTCGCCTTCTTGAACTCCTCGAAAGAGGTTTTCAGCTCGGCAAGCAGCTGCTTGGGATCGCTCACGTCGGCCCGCGGGGCCGCATGTACGGCGCGCGGAGCGGTGGCGAGTGAAAGCGATGCCAGCGCAGTGCTGGCCAGTGCGATCTTCTTCATTTCTGATCCTTTGGATTAACTCGACTTCATTGAAGCGAGGAGGTCTTGGATATCCGGCAGCCAGTCCGCCGGTTCGCTCTGCTCGGCAGCGCCAGGCGTGCCTTGCTGGGCAGCGCCGGGCGTGCCCTTGATTTCCTTGATCCGGGCCCGCGCTTGTGTCCGGGTCATGCCGCCCGAAACGAGGGTCAGTT